GTTATTGTTGAATTTAGTATTGTGTAATCAATACCAACAAATTGCAAAACACCATCTAAAAAGACTAAAACACTAATTGTAGATTCAGGATAATTTGCTACAGTAAAATTTAAATTAGAGCCATTTATTGTTCCTGTCGGTATTTCTGCATAAGGATTGGTTGTTGATCCGCTAACAATACCGTAACACGCAAATATTAAACTGCCGGTTGCCGGTGCAACCGCAAAAGTAACCGTTGTCCCCGATACCGTGTAATCTAATCCAGATCCGTTAGACTGAACAAGCCCATCTAAGAATATCATTACGCCCAAATTAGCAGTAGGCGTATTTGCTAAAATAAATGTTACGTTAGAACTATCAATTGCTCCTGCGGGAACTTCCGTATACGCTATTTTTCCAGAACCGCTTAAATTGTTGTAATAGGCAAATATTGAACTGCCTGTCACAGGAGCAGAAACAAATGTAACGGCTGTCCCAGCCACTGTGTAATCCAGTCCGTTAAATTGAACAACTCCGTCAATAAATACTAAGACACCAGAATTAAATTCCGGTGTATGAGCTAAAACAAAATTGGTATTAACGCTATTGATTGATCCAGCAGGTATTTCCGCATACGCAAAAGTCATTAAAACAGGCAGATTATTAGATGGATACCACGTATAAATTGATGGCTCTGTCCCACCGTTTGCCGTGGTGTTGTTATACAGACCGTAATAAGTTTTGTTTCGTGGGCTGTAAGTAAAGCCGTTTGTGCCAGTCGCATTGTCGGCGTATGCAATTGCCAAATATCTATTAACAAATTGATACGTTTGCGGTCTCCATTGCAGCAACGCGGAAGCGGCAGAATAATTACTTGCGCCTAATGCATTAGCGTATTTAGAAAAGAAATACCAATCGCCTTGAGCGAAATTAGTTAGCGTGATACTGGGCATTGCAACCGAGGGAGTGTACGGGTTGCCGCCTGGGTTAACCGCAGTCGTCCCAGCAAAAAACAATTGAGACGAGGTAGGCGATGCATACGCTGAATACCATAACTCGGCGTATTGCACGATGCCGTTACTGGCGCAAGTAATTGATACGTTAAATGACGGATTAGCAGCGGTGGCCTGCTGGCCCGATATTACTGGCGCGTACAAATTGCCAAACCCCAACGGAGAGCCTATCCCGCCATTTGGGGCTGGAGTAAATTGAGTGATATTTACGTCGTCGTAAACCGACGGGTTAAACTCCATTAAAGTCAAAGCGGCAATGATCTGCCCATCGTCCGTAAATGTTTCTACAATTTGAGAAACCCTGAAAAGTTTTGCAGTCCAAACATAATTCGCATTAGTCAACGATACAATATCTCCGGCTTCAAGTTGGATGCCAGAGAAATTAACATTTACTTTTACAATCAAATCCTCTCTAGCACTTTTTAAGAAACGGGTCGCAAGGTATTGTGCGCGTACACTGTTATTGACAATGGGAAGGGTTATTGTTTGTTTGTTAACAGGCTCATTAGGATACAACAGTGATGGGTTTAAAACTGCAAGATCAAATGTCGCTGAATTAAAAGAATCTTTCGCCGTCCCGTCAGGAAATTTAACTTCCGCTATGTTGTAACTGGACGCTAAATCGATTGGACTGACTTGTATTGCCGACACAGCGTTTGAGTCGTCAATTGCCATTGCTACATTGTAAGTAGGCGTTTGAACGACAACGCCCCATTGGCCAGATATATCGTTATATTTTATCAAGCAGTCGCAACACGAAGCAAAAGACTGCATGTTTGCCATGACCGTGTTATTTGTGTCTACAGCTCCATCAAATCTAAATCTTGTTTGCGTTGCCGAACCGCTTGAATATGTGGTGTAAGTAAAATTAGCATCGCAATATGCATCAAGCGCCGTCAATGACGTGGAGTTAATCTGTGACGTTTTTAACGCGGCACCATACCGGCTCGACAGCCAGTAATCTGAAAAGCATTCGCCTGGCTTATATCTGCTATTTGTAATCTGAAAACGCGTCTGGTTAAGACCAGTTACATTCGCTGATGAGTTATAAGTCAAATGCACAATCGCAAACGCAAGATTGGTCATCAACTTTGTCGAATCCCATGTATAAACCAACCCGCTGGATTGCATAACATCAATTGCAGTTCGCGTTGTGTTTACACCTGATGACGAACCGTTTTTATACAAATAAATATTTATCAGTCCGTTTACAGTTGTATCCGTAACGCCAGTAGACTCGTCAAGCAACCCTGTTACTTTGTATTGATCCGTAGAATCAAAGACACACAACTTTCCGCCCCAGTAAACACTTCCAAACGTGTACGTATCTGGGGTTCCTGAGGTTTGCGTATTTGTAACTTCAGCCAAAGCAAATACATAATAAATATTTTGGTTGTCATTTGTGATACTAAGATCAGTCACTATGCCACCAAGATACGCAGACCCATATACCACCGGTACTTTATTGTCCCCCGCGGGAGGAAGCTGTTGATTGTTGCCCGGGTTTTTTAACGCCGTCCCCGCGTTCATGTTTGTGTTGGGAGAATCTGAAGCTAACACTTTGCTGATGATCGAGCTTGCGATCATGTTTATTGCAAAGGCCGCAGCGGCAACTCCAAAAGAACCTAACGCAGCAACCGCTGCGGCAGCAGACCCAAACAACCAAGTTAAAAAAATTGAACCAGGCATTTAAAGTACCCAAAATTCTTCTAGTTTTTCAAACCCAAGTTTATCGTAAGACAGGTTTGGACTGGTCACCATCTTGCTGATCAGGCAATTACTTACCCGGCCAGACTCTTTTAGTTTTTTCCCTTCCGCAACATATTTGATCAGCAATCTGTAAGCGGCAGAAGTGCCGCGAAACGCAGGCTGTACCCAATACGCAAGTTCTGTTAATAACAAACTTTTCGGAGACCAAATACTAGGTTGAATTGTAGCAATTAACATTCCAGCAGGTTTATCTGTTTCTGCAATTAACGCAATGCCGTTGCCGCTAATAATTTGCGTCAACAACAATTTGATATATTCAGCGTCGTTTGCCGCCGCCAAAAAAGGCAACGTAGATTGATCTCTATAATCTCTCAGCATGTCAATTATTGCCGGAATATCAAAAGGAGACGCGTGTCGAACAACTGTCATACCGTCTTGCCAAAAGCGTAGTTAATAGTTTGAATATAATTAACCCGGTTCATCGAAGTATCGTTGGGAGTAAAGAATTGCCACGAATTATTGTTAGTGTATCTACCAGCAATTCTATTTTGCAGTATGAGCTGGATAGCCGAGGCCGACACGGTTATCGTGCCGACATAGGATCTTGCTTGCTCCATCCACGACTCAGATATAGTAAATGACGTAATGATCCCGCTAAAAAATTGATATAAGCCCCCAGTGCCGCCGGTCGTCAACAACAAATTATCTGTGTTGTAAAAGCCGTGCCACAGCTCCATGTAAGCGCCCTTAACAGACTGGCTCAATACCCATCCCAACATTGTCGCGTCGATCCCCACAAGAGTCACGGTGGTCTCATTTGCCGTGCTTTTAATGTCTCGTTGCACATCCCCAACTTTAATTAAAGTTCCCACGGCTATAAACGGCAAAGCATCCACCGCCGTCACGGTTGTGTTGTAAGCGGACGTTGTAAATCTATAAATGTCTGTGCCGGTATTAACACGGACAAAGTCAGCAATTCTTATGTTGCTGGTGTTTACGACTGGTGGAATAGTATTCACAGCACAATCTCAAATGCTTTAAACGTGCCGTTCCATTGTATGAACGAATCATTTGTCATCGGTACCAGCGTGTAATTTGGGTAGTCTCTTAAAATTACCGGAAACGTAATCCCTGTATATGTCGAGCCGCCCATAGAAATCGTTGCGCCATATTGGCCAGCAACACAAGCAACAGTACTTGTCAGCGTTGCTATCAAGCTACGATGAACTGGGACATTAACTGTTGTGTCTGTCCCTCGCACAACATCGGCTGTCACAATGTAAGAATACAATTCGACTTGTACAAAGTCTCCTGTTAAAAATAATTTAGCGTTTGGTGCTAATGATGTCGGGAGGGAGCCTAAAACCAATATTTTGCTGGCGCTTGAAGTTTGCCATTGACAAGCTGCGATCTGTGAGCTTGTCATTGCGCCCTGATACGAAATGTAATTGACCCACCCTGTCGAGCCGAAGTTAAGATACTGCGTCAATGATTTATCAGGAATTCTTAACGCGTTCAAGACACCTCGATTTGCTGAATACAAAAGATAGTTCATAGGCTTTAGTTCGAAGCCAAACGGAACAACCGTTATTATCTCGGACGTTGTTATTTTTTGGTTTCTGCTAACAGTCTGCCCGACAAATCTTTGGTCGTTAATACCGACAGACTCGCTAATCGATAAAATAGTTTGTAGGCTCATGCTCGACTCATCGGCAAGGATCTTTGGGCAGATTGATTAACAGCCCAAACAACCTGTTTGTTTTTTTGAAGGAACTGAGCTGCGGACTGGGTATCAATTGCGCTCATGTTTGCGATGTACGGGCCGTTGTAGTTGACTGTCTGGCCACCGCCCATGTTTGCGTAATCAGACATTTTATGATTAGGGATTATGGTTCCACTGCGATTTGGGATAAACAATTCCGGCCCTTTTTCGCCCACTAATGTAGGGCCGGAAATATCGCCGCCAGCCGCACGTTCAGGCAAATTTCCCAATGCACCTGGACCGCCTAATTGTTCAGGCCCGCCACCACCAAAAAGTTTAGACAACAAC